CTATTGACGCAATCGATCAAAGTCTTATTGCAGCTATTAGAGAATTACATACTGCACCATCTTTTACAATAAAAATCGTTTTAGCAAGTGATCCAAATACTATTGAAATTGAATATACTGGTTATGAATTAGTAAATATCTCTTATAATGTTTCTATAATTAGTGCATCAATAAGTATTGAAGGATTCATGGGTGAACCATGGCCAGGTGATGCATTTATACCGTCAATGTTTCCCGGTCTTTTTTAAATTGGTAACTTTACCGTGCTAAAGTTACCGTGCTTCGAAAAGTACATAGGTATACCATATAAAGGATTTGGTCGAGACTTTGATGGTTGTGACTGTTGGGGATTACTTAGATTAGTTTATTTACATGAACTAAAAATAGAAATACCAAGCTATTTAACATATTTATTTAAATGGAATAAAATCTTAACTGATGAAGAAAAGCCTTTTGATGCTATATCTATTAGAGTAATGAATAAACCATTACATGTTGGTCTTGTTGTACGAAAAGGTAAAATGCTTCATACAACACCATACTTACATAGTTCTTGTATTGAAGATTACTTAACAGATAATTGGAGGCATAGAATTGTTGGATTCTACCGTTCAGAAGGATTATGAAATTGCAGTTTATAAAAATCCCTTCACATTAACAAGAGATGTTTATTCATCATGCATAGGTATGACTTTGTCTGAAATGCTTGAGTTGGTAGACATCAAGCAATGTAGAGACGTTGATATCTGTATAGCTGTTAACGCTGATATTATTACTACTGATAAATGGTCTACTTATATAATTCAAAAGAATGATCTTATAATTGTTAATATCATTCCAGGTTTTTTCTGGATTGCTGCAATTATTTCAGCTGTATTAGCTGCATCTACAACTGCTTATACATCTTATAAACAAACTGGAAATTTTAATTGGATTGCAACTGCAGTTGCAGGTGTTGTTGGGTTTGCTGCTGGAGGATATGGTGGTTTACTTGGTGCTAAAGGTGTTAATGCTGCTTGGGGTGCTGGTGTTATAGGAACTCTGTTAGGTATGTCTGCAGGTGGTCTTACACAGGCTATTATGTATACTCCACCACCAGCTCCTAATCTTAGCTTAGGTAGGATTGCATTAGGATCTACTTCAGGATTACAATCAAAATCAAGAAGTTCTGTTTTAGCAAGTCCATCACTATCTGGTGGTAATAATGTTTTAGATCCATATGGTCCAATTCCACGACCGATGGGCTATCATAAAATAATACCACCTTATGGAGCAAAACCATATACTGAAATTATAGGTGATGATCAATACCTTCGAGTGGTTTTTGTATTAGGATTTGGTCCACTTGAAATAACAAACCCAAAGATTGGTGATACTGATCTTGATGACTTTACAGATGTCGAATATGAATCTCGTGAAGGTATAGCTGGTGATGCACCCTTAACTTTATATACAGATACAATAGATGAACAAAGTTTAGAGATAAAACTTACAACAGATTGGACAACAAGAACATCAGGAGAAGATGCAGATGAACTTTCTGTAGACATAACATTTCCTGGTGGATTAATCTATTTTAATACTACAACAGGTGAAGAAGAAAGTGTATCTGTAGATGTTGAATGGCAATATTCAATTACAAGAATGGATGCATGGAGTGCAACACAAACAATTTCATCATCAGCTGCACGTGGAGGTACCATACGTAAAGGTGCACGTGTTACTGTAGCACAAGATCAATATGATATTCGGATGCGTCGAACGACAATTGATTCAATTGAATCATCTGTTATTGATGATGTCTATTGGACGTCCATGAGAGCCATTACCAATGTTCATCCGATAAATAAGTCAGGACTTGCGTTGTTTGCAATGAGGATTAAAGCAACTGATGCACTTAGTGGGACAGTAGATACATTTAGCTGTATCGTACGCAGCAAAGCACTTGATTGGGGAGGTGTTACATGGGCCGAAGATACAACAAATAATCCAGCATCACTTTTTAGATTAGTTTTACAAGATGCAGCAAATAAACGTGCGATTGCAGACGATAGGATTGATCTTGTAAAGCTACAAGAGTGGCATGATTTTTGTGTTACAAATGGATTTACATACAACAGTCCAGGCGATTTTGGATCTAACGTTGAAGATATGCTTGATGAAGTAGCTGCAGCGGGTCGTGCATCAAAAACATATTATGATGGTCAGCATTCAGTAATTTTTGATGAATTACAATTGACGCCACGACAGCATTTTAGTCCGAGAAATACTGTTGAATTTTCAGCTCAAAAGATATTTCATCAACAACCTCATGCATTTCGTGTTTTATTTTCTAATGCAGATAAAGATTGGCAACAAGATGAACGAATTGTTTATGATGATGGATATAATGAAGAAAATGCTACACTTTTTGAACAACTCGTACTTCCGGGAATTACATCTTCTGACCTCGCCTGGAAACATGGAAGATATCATATTGCGACAACAAGATTACGTCCAGAAATTTATAGTTGGACAACAGATTTTGAACATTTAACATGTACACGTGGAGATTTAGTACGTGTTAGTCATGACGCAACTTTATGGGGTGTGTCTTGGGGTCGTGTAACTGCACTTCAAACAGATAATGGAAACACAACAGGTATTTCATTTGATCAAGAAATGCCAATGGAATTGGGACATGAATACGCTATCCGTTTTCGCAAAGTTACTGGAGTTTCTGTTCTTGCGAATGTTATTTTAGACGTAGGTAATCCAACAACTGTTGTTTTTCAAACTTCGATTGTAACAGTAGAAGGTCCTGCAATTGGTGATCTTGGTCATTTTGGAGTTCGTAATGTTGAAACAACAGAATTGTTGATTCGATCTGTAGAGCCTCAACCAGATTTGATGGCACGCATTACAGCTATTGATTTGTCTCCTGGAGTTTATATTGCTGATACCGGAGACATTCCTGAATTTAATAGTCAGATAACACTTCCATATGACGTTCCAAAAACCATTGGAAGTCCAAATATCAAAGAGATTCGATCTGATGAATATGTTTTGATTCGAAGTACTGATGGAACCCTGATACCACGAATTTTAATTACATTTGAATGGAAATCTGGAAGACTTTTTGATCAAATAATTCGAACAGAAGCTAAATGGCGTTTGTCAAATTCAGATGGACCTTGGGAACGTATTGATTTTCCAAATTATGTTTCAGAGGTATCTATTTCTAATGTTACCACTGGACGATATTATGATATTGAATGTCGATATATAACTATTGGAAATAATGTTAGTCTACCGACGCTTATTAATAATTATCGTGTAATTGGTGTAACATCGCCACCGCCAGATGTTGAAACATTAGTTCTTGAGAATACAATTATTCGTTGGACATATGGAGAACGTCCAATAGATTTTGCAGGATTTCGTGTACGACATCGAGCAGGAACAAATCGAACATGGGCTGACGCAATTGATGCACATAACGATTTGATCAAAGGAACTGTATTTAATATAGCAGCACTTCCCAGAGGTACACGAACTATTATGGTTAAAGCGGAAGATGCTACTGGAAATCAAAGTGTTAATCCTGCAGTTCTTGTGAAAGATTTTGGGGATTCTGCAGTTGATAATGTTGTAACAACTTATGATTATGCGGCTAACGGATTTCCAGGAACAATTACTAATGGTACAATTGATGGAACAGATTTAGAAGCTACAGGGTCAGTGATCTTTTGGGCGGTTGATGGAAATACTACATTTTGGAGTTTTCTCGAAACTACGGTATTTTGGAATGCGATATATGCTGAAATGTCATATGAATTTAGCTTTATTCCACTTGAAGCAGATTTACCTGCAGAACTTTCGTTAACATATGATATTCAAGGAAGTCCATGGTCGATTTATTATGTATTAAATGGAAACGATATTTTTTGGCTTGATCCAGATATTCAATTTTTTTGGGATAGTGAAACTTCAACTGTAGTTGATTTTGTAGATATTGGCAGTATGATATGGTTAGATACTATTGATACAGCATGGAACTTTACTGAAGGAATCAGTCAAAGCCTCTTTTGGGATGCCGCAACTTCATGGCTTACGTGGCCAGGAGCTTTAGATGCATCTCGACAAAAGTATCTTTTTAAGATTGTAATTGGATCAGGAACTACACAAGGAATTATTTTTGATTTAGCTGCACAAGTTGATGTTGACGATATTAATGAGTATTTAGAAGATGTATCAATTAGTGCATTAGGTACACGATTACCAATTACAGAAACGTATCGATCTATAATCACTGTGCAAGTTACACTTCAAGATGATGGAGGTGATGGTGTAATCGTTCGGATTGTGGATAAAGACATAAGTGGTCCATTAATTGAAGTTTTGGATATTTTAGAAGCAGGTACTACAGGATTAATAGATGCTCATGTTCAAGGATATTAAATCTTAATTTCATTGGAGGGAGGGTTGAAAAATGAGTAATTTTTATCCAGCAACTACACTTATTGGAGGTGCAGCAGGAGCTTTAGATGCTATAGATGGAGCTGATTTAAGTGACAGTGATGGTGCTATAGTAATAACATCAACAAGAACTTATGCTTATCAATTAAATGCTGTTTCCGGAGCTGCGGAATCGAGTCCTTGGGTTATTTCACCTGATGTTAATGCAGGAACTAAAAGATGGATATTTCAAACACCGTGGGGCAGCAGTGGTTGGGGAGCACAAATAGCTGTCACTATTGGCGCAGCAGGTATCCTTATTCTTCCGGGACCCGGAAGATATCTTGTAAGCCCAGAGGCAGGAGCTACAGATACATTAACTCAGATAACGGGGCTGGTTGATGGCGATGAAATTCTCATGAATAGAGAATCAACAAAAGAAATAATAATCCAGGATAGCGCAAACATATTTCTTGTAAATAGCATAAATTTTACAATGAATCATGACAACGATAACATTAGACTTATATGTAAAGGCGGTAATATTATGGAAGAAACAGGGAGGGTAAGCAATGGATAAAAAAAATAAGTATTGGATCATTTTTTTAGCATTAATAATATTGGTTTTAGTGATCATTTTCTTTAAAAATCCGGTAAATGTAAGTGGAGCTTCAGGTGACATGGTTGTTGAAGGAAGTCCAGCAATTCTCAAAACACCGTTCACAGTTCTTTCTTCATCAGGCGAAACTCCATTTAAAGTTTCTGATGATATAGGTTCCGGCGCGTCTGTTATGGTGACAGGGGATAACGTGACTGGAAATACTCCTTTTGCTATCCAAGATGGGACCGGAACAATCCTTGGGTTAGTTAAAGGTGATGGAACTTGGTATTTTATCGACAGGGTAGTTGGAACTGACATTCAGGCCTATGACGTAGATACCGCTAAAATCGATGTAGATAGAAAATGGACAGCAGCCCAGGATTTTTCAGGGGTTAGTTCTTCTTTTGCAACTGCTACAGATAATAGCAATCCCATAACCAAATTAACCTTCAATGCTCAAAATATAGTCGACCATGCGGATACTACAGCGACAGGGGCAGAATTAGAAACCCTAACTGCTAACTCTATGGCTGATGCTCTGCATAGACATTCAGAGTTATCGGCTTCTGATGGAGCGCCAGACCAGGCAGTTTTTGTTAACGTTAACGGCAGCGTCGGCATCGGCACAACGGGGCCTGTGACGAAATTGCAACTTGTAGATAATACAAACCCAGTTTTTTTCATATCCCGATTAGATGGCTTACTTGGTGGTAAAACATGGTTAAACACATCAACTGGAGATATCTATTTTGATAATGTCGGAGACTCTGATACTTATGATATACATTTCAGAACGAAAACTTTAGGAACACCTGTTGATGCAATGTCAATAACAGGAGACGGCAACGTTGGCATCGGGACTGTGAATCCAACTGCAAGATTAGACATAATCGGCGCAGGCGACACCTCATCCACTACCGCATTTGCCGTGTCGGACAGCACCGGGGTTGTAGATTTTGCGGTGAAGGGAAATGGGTATGTTGGAATTGGGACGACGGCACCTGGGAAAGCGTTAGATGTAGTTGGGGCTGGTAGGTTCTCTACTAATCTAACGATAAATGGTGCTCAACTGGAATTCTACAACGCATTTAATAGCGGAAATCCTGAATTTCATCAGGGTTCGTCAGCAGCAGAGAAATTTGTTACACAAACAGTTTTCAATAGTGGTACACAACTTTTGAATTATGTAACTTTCAGTACCTTTACGGTAGGGGCTGGGGCTGATAAAGGTAAATATGTATACTCTGTTGATGAATCTATAATTCTTGAAATTAAAGATGCAGGTCTTAAGGTAACGGGGTCGATTACAACAACCGACAACATCGGTATCGGGACGAGTAATGATTTCCTGACAGGCGTTACAGCACATTTAGTCCTTGCCTCTGGTGTGTCTCCAACGGGATCTTTAACCAATGCAGCAGGGTTTTATGTCGTATCTGGCGATATGTGGGTTGCGAGCTCGAACGGAGATCATACACAGCTTTCTCCTCATGATTCAAAGACGGGTGAAGTTTACATGAACTCCTATAATATTTTTACAGGAAAAGGCCTGAAATACTATCCGCTTTCGGGACTATCCGAGACTTACACCGTCGACAAGTTCGACTGGATAGCCGACCAGATAGCAAAGCAGCAGGCTGAGATCGAGACTGATGCAGAGTTTGAAGATACAGACATAATGGCAGAAGTTAGCGGAGAAACGGTTTTTGCGACCAAATATAAATTCAAAGATAAT